ACATTTACTGTGGTAATAAAAAAATCATCCCAATCAACTTTAGAAAAATCAGTAATAATACTAGAGCTATCTGCTTTTAAGTTATACCATCTTTGTCCAATTACCGAAGCTACAGTTGTATTACCATAAAAAGGGTCTGTTGTTCCACTTAACCCTGCTGAAAAAAACGGTAACTCAGGTTCTTCATTAGCAATATCAAAAATAGATTTATTAATTGAATCTTTTACAAATTGTTGAAAACCTACAGCACTTGCAAAATTTGTAGAAGTTAACGGAACTTCATTTAGCTCCCTAAGTATTTCATTTGTTAATTGTAAATAATTTGTAGCCATAATTTTTTTATTTTATATAAAAGGAGGAGTCCGAAGACTCCCCCAATTATTATTAGTCAACTACATAGAATGCAGATACTAAAGCTTCAGGTCTTAAGACGTTAGCTCCGTATACGTGCAATCCACGAACTATGTCACCAAACGAAGTTGGGTCTCTCAACACTTCAGTTGAAAGAATAGTTTGTGCAGTCGCAGTAGAACTGATATGACCAGCCATAACTTTACCAGTTGCGTTAGAAGTCGCAGCGATGTTGTTAGACTTGTACATGTCAAATCCACGTAGTTTTCCAGTTGATACTAAACCATTTCTGATTGAGCCTTGACCAGCGTTAAAGTCAACAGACAATAACTTAGAACCAGACTGTGATAACTCTTCGTAGAACGAAGGTGGTGCAACGAACCATCTGCCTTCTTCAGGTACAGATTGGTCGTCTAACAATCTAGCCATTCTAGCCATTAAGTCTAGTGCATCAACACCAGTTCCGTCAGAACCAAGTAGGTCAACAGAGTTAGTTGCGTGAGCCATAGTGGCATCAGCAGTAGCACTGTCAGAACCTATAACGTGGTCTGGAGATGATGAAGAAACACCAGTAAACATTTCAGCTAATACAGCTGCATCATATGCATCTTTCAATGAATATGCAGCAGAAGAAGTAGCAACTTCTTTGAAGTTAACGTGAGACATGTTAGTTTCAATGTCATCAACGATAAACTTAAAAGCATTAGCTTGGTCAACAACCAAGTTAAGTTCTTGGTCAGTTAACATAGTTTGTGATGTGTCAGTATTTCTAGTATACGAAGATACAGAAATTACTGGCTCCTTGATAATCTTTACAGAATCTCCGAAAGCAGAAATTTCACCAGCATAGTCGGTGTTAGTAATAGCTTCAACTACCGATGCTTTTCTGAAAAAGTTTAAAACCTTTTTAGAATAAATCGAAGGTAGGAAAAAACTATTAGCTTGTCCACTTACGGAGTTTGCAAAGTTTGCATTAGTATCAGTTGACGGTTCAAAAAATTGAGCCATGATAATACTCCTTATGTGTTATAGTTTTACTTTACGATTCTGCCCTGTTGCATAGCTTCACTTATTTCAGCTTCATGCTTATCAAATTCAGCCATACTCATTGCAGCAATCTCCCTTTCAGACCATATCTTATCTTGCTTTGGTTCAACAGTTGTTGTTTTTGTTGAGACCATATCCGCAGCAGATTTAGTCTGTTTAGAAGATGACTTTTTCTTTTCTGGAGTTTCCAAGCCAATATCTTTTTTAAACAAATCTATAGCTCTACTAGCTAAGTCAGCATCGTCAGCATTTTTGTATATCCAATCTTGAATAGACTTAGGCTGTTCTTTTGCCCACCCGTGAAAATCATCACTATTTCTAACATCGTCAAAATCAGGATGTTTTTCTCTTAACCTTTTTTCTGCTTCTCGTTGTGATATTTCTGCTTCACGTTCTTGGAGTTTACTAAGACGTTCTTCTAGAACTTTTGCCTTAGATTCACTTTGCATGTGAGCAACTGTTTCAACAACTTCATAAACATCAGGATATTGTGTTTTAAATTGTTCAAGTTCTTCTTCGGTCTTGGGAGCTTGATATTCAGTTCTATTTTTAGAAGCTTCTTCAAGTAATTCCTGTTCCCTTGACTTAAACTCATTAAGTTTATTATCATAATGTTTTTTTAAATCATCATATCTTTTTTTGTAATCAGGTTTTTTATATGGAACTTCTTTTTGTTCTTCTATTTCTTCCTGTTTTGCCATTTCAATTTCGTCACTTTCGTCAACTTCAGTTGATGGTTTTTCAAAAAAGAGACCTTCAGATGATTCAAAAGGTTTATCTTCACCAGTATGCCAAGCTTTTTTTTGGTTATAAGGATTTGCTTGTTCCTCTTTTAAGACTTCTTCAGTCATTTTCTATCCTCCTACTAAGGGCTTCGTTTAACAAGGTAGCTGCTTGTGCACTGCAGGGCTTGTCTTGTAAAGGTCGCCTTTCGGTTGTTGTTTGATAAAGTGCCTATCTTAGGGTAGCTTTATCCCTTATTAGCTCCTTACGTATGGTCTATTTGAAAGCATAGATTTTTTAATCTCATCACCAACTAAATCGTCTTCCTCTTGCATAGTTGCTTGAGAGCCAACTGTTTCTTTAGTAACACGAATATTCTGTTCAACAGGTTGCGGTGCAACCGACATCTCAGTATATTCTTCTTCTTCCATTAGACCACCTTCTTGAGCTGGTTGTCTTTCATCTGCTTTAGCTTCAGCTTGTTTCATCAATGACATTAAATTGTCAGCTCCGAGAACATCCACTGCTTTAGCAGTAAAGACAAATTCACCGTCAGATAACCTTGCAGGTATACTGTCGGAGATTTCTGAGCCGGGTCCTTCAACAGGACCAGACCCTGAAAATTCTATTGCAACATCCATAACTTTATCAAATAACATACTAAGTTGTGGATTGTTTTCTAATTCATTCATAAGCATTGCTTCTTCTTCTTCATTCAATGCTTCATCTATTATAAAATCTAAATAATTATCTTCCATTACTTCATCAGATTCCATTTCCATGTTCTCTTTAGGTTTTTCTGGAAGAGGTTCTAATTCTTCTTGCATTTCTTCTGAATAAGTTTTATCATCCATTAAAGATTGCATTTGTTCTTCTTGAGTTGGTAAAGGTTGACCTTCCATCATACCTCCCATTTGTTTTTGCGTTCTCTCTCTAAGAGCTGCAAAATCATCTGCAGTTATACTACCATCACCGTCAACATCTAATTTTTTTTGACCGCCTACTAATTTTTTATCTTCTTTCATATTAGTCCTCTACTCTAGTGAGTGCTTCTTTAACTTGTTCCGGTAGGGATTCCAACCGTGCCAGAGAATGTATCCTCCCCTGCAACCGGTACATTTCCTGTTCCGATGTTGCCACCGCCAGTGCCTGTAACTCCAACGTTTTGAGCTCCTTGAGGTAATCCTCCAGTTCCGCCCATGCCTGTTTGTTGTTGACCAAAGGGTTCAATTTCTTCGCCTGTATTTTGTTGAGCATTTTGCATTCCTATTATTTGTGCCATAAGTGCAGCTTCTTCAGGGTCATTCAGAATTTCATCTGGGTCTAAGTCTAAGCTGTAGGCAAGTTCACTAACTAATTTAGAAACTTTAACAAATGGTGCAATAGTTGGATTTTGTGCAGTTTGTAAGAACATTGTCAGTCTTTGACTTCTAACTTCTTTCTGCATTAAACTATTTGTACCGGTTGCTTTAACTTCTAAATCACCTGCCACATCAATGTTACCTTCAAAAAACTGCATGTTCCATTGAAAGTAAGATTCACCTAATGGCTTTAGTAAAAAGTCATCAAGATTTTTAATGACTGTTTTAATATTTAAACTTGCTGCACCTAATAACATTGACATACCAGAAGCAGTTCTTGTCATACTTTGTACTCCTGTTTGTCCGTGAGAATAACTAGGTATTCCTGTTTGCTCATCAGCAAGTTGTCTAAAGCGGTCAAACATCATCATATTCTCAGGTGCTGTGTTAGGGAACTTGAGACCATAAATTGATTGACCCGGCATTCCGGCTTGTCTTCTAAAGATTTTACCGGGATATATTTCCATATTTTGTCCACCAACTAGTGCAGACTCATCAACATCAAATACTAATGAACCAGCCATAGCTAGGTTATCAATAGCCATTCGAGCATGACCATTCATAATTTGTTGAGAATCATCCATATTCTCAGCTACTCCTATACCAAAAAAATTATATGGATTTCTTTCGTAAGGAAATGCATTGTAAGGTATTCGGTATGGTGTAAATGGATTAATTACTGCTCGTAGTAATTTGTTCCCCGATACCCATGCATTAATTTGAACTTCATCTAAATCATCTACAGAGTCTGGTAAATCTATGCCAACTTGTCTTGCATATTCAGCATCCATGATACCCCAATATTCAAGCACTTCAAAGTTAGGTGCATATGTTTCATCAACATTATAGTCATCTTTTAGTTGACTTTCAAAATCTTTTTCTTCGTAGTTAGGACCCATCTGTATACATTCACGGATAGCATCTTTATCAAAGTAAGGCATATTTCTTAGTTGTCTTAATTGACTACGATTCATTTTATGTCTGTGAATTACAAATTCACATTCTTCTATATTAGTAGCTGCAGGGTCTGGATAAAAATCCCAACAGCTAACAAATTCTATTCTAGGCACTCTAACTTCAAGAGGGCTATATTCTCGCATACCATCTTCAGTTGTTTGCCATCTATTTAATCTTTTATTAAAATTAAATGGTCCTTTAACAATTCCAGTTCCTAATAACGCTGCTTCAAGTAAAGCATTTCTAATTTCAGCTGAGCCATTAGATTCTTCTATTTGGTCATGGATAAGTTTTTCCATTCTTCTTGCAGCTTTTTGAGCTGGAGATATTTCTGGAACATTAGGTAATGGTGTTGTGCCTTCTTTTAAATTACCCTCACTAGCTAATTTATTTTCTAGTGTTTCTTCAAATATGCCAGTGCCATAAGTTGCACCTGCTTTTAAAACTTTACCATCTCCCTCGTAGCCAACATCATATGGATTTTCTATGATAGGGTCTTCCAATCTATTACCTATATTATCAGGTATACTTGATTCTATTCCAGTAGTAGGATTATCAGCATCAAGATAAGCGTTTTCTTTTTCACCCTCTGGTAAGTCTGTTTCTGCTATACCTATTGGAAACTTTCCAGCTCCAAAAATAACATCTACTAGTTGTCCAAACGCTGCTAAAACTTTTGTCTTAGTTACTTTAACAAAGACTCTAGATTTTTCTGATTCTCTAAACTTTACTCCTTTACTGTAAAGTCCTCGATAGTTTTCATAAGCTTGTAACCATCTTCTTTCGTCTGAATCTCTAGCTGTTTCTGCTATTGCATAACGACTTTTAATTATGCCGACAAGATTTAATTCTTGTGATTCTTCTAGAGTTAAAGCTTTACCAGCTTCACCTTCTACTTCTTCGTAGATTTCATTAGCTGATAAAAATGTATTATTATCTTCTGCCATTTGCTCTTAAAATTTCTTTTTAATAGTAAAAGTAAGTTCGTGTATATCTTTGTTTAACTTAGGTACAACTTGCTTTTTAAGACCAATGCTTGTTTCGATATTATTTTTATTTTTATTTTCTAGTGAAGAAAAATCTTTATGATAAACTAATTCTCCTCTATTAAATTTTAATCTTTTATTTTTCATATCAATAACCAAATTTACTATCTGCAGGTTTAAACATATCTCGTTTAAAACCTCTTAATCTTTCTAATGGGTTTTCCATTCTAGGTCGACTCATTATCAGATACCTTAGTGCATCATATGCGTGGTCTGAAGCGTTAGTATCAACATCTTCAGGATTGGTTTTTGATAGGGGTATACTTTGTAACTCTCTTATTAAGTTTGGACAGGTATTAAATATCTGTAACTTAGGTCTACCATTATCTCGAACCTTTAAATACTCGTGCATCTGGATTTTACCTTGTACACGATTCTTATCAGCTCGTCTTAGTTTATGACCAGCTCTTAATAAAGATTCGCCAACAGTAGGACCAGTTGTTCCTGTTCTAGCCCAAGCTGCAGTATCCAATACACCATTTACGGAAAATGGGTCTACCATCTCCATATCAGTTATTATACTACCTAATTCTTCTCCTGTCAAGCCTTTTTTGTATAATTCTCTATAAATTATTAAAGTATTATCATTTACATCTATTGTACCCCACAAACAACAGCTTTCAGCAGCATAACCATAGTCCACTGCTTTTGTTCGTTCCCATACTAAAGGTATTTGAAATGGTGGTATTACATGTACTTTAGGGTCAAATTCTACAAAAGCTGCTCCTTCAGCTACATCCCAGTTACCCTCTAAAAGTTGTCTTCTTTGAATAGGAGGTAAAGAGTTTAACATTTGTTCGTAAACTCCGTCTTCAGATAAATAAGGATTATCCGCAAGTTTAGCTGGAATAAATTTTCTAGTTAAACCATCAGTGCCTAAAAAACTTTTATTAGGTTCATTACTATCTATGTATCTTCGTTTAACCCACTGTGAACCTACACCACCGGGGTTAGCGGTACAGCGTAAATAAGTTTTTATTTCAGGGTCAGTTGTTCTAAGACGAGAAGCTAAATAGTTCCAGCTAAATTCTGTAGGTAGATGAGTTATTTCGTCAAAGCCAATCCAAGAGTATGCTTGTCCTTGATAACGGTAAACGTCTGCATCTCTTTCTAAGAAACCAAATTCTATTTTTGCACCGCTTGGAAAGTTCCAAAGTTTTTCTACTTCTCTAAACTTAGCACCCGGAAAAGCTTGAGGATATAATTCACGAGACTTGTCAATCATCTCTCGTAGTTCTGGCATAGACCTACGCAGTATTAAAGCACGGTGAGCTTTACGGTGAGCATATCTCAACGGGTCCACCAACATTGCGTATGATTTTCCACCCCCTGCTGCACCACCGTAAAGAACATCTTTTTCATCTGCAGCTAAGAAATCTGTCTGAGGTCCATCATTAGCTGAAAATAAAACATTTGCTTCAGCTAAATCTTTCTTAACTGCTTGAGGTAAAGTATTTAAATTTTCTTCAGTAGTAAGATTTTTTTTAGTGCTACTTAAATCTTGTAAAGTTTCTTTTTGAATTTTAAAAGATTTTTTAGCATTCTTAAGTTTGTTTTCAAGTTTTTGAATATTTTTTTGTTTACGACTTATAGTTCGTTGAGCAGATAACTTAGCTTGTTCACTAGTATTAGGTCGACCACCTCTTTTACGAGGCGTACCGTCTTTTTTTAAAACAAAGTTTCCTTCTTTATCTTGCAAGTAAAGATGAGGATTCTTTTCCCAATCTTTCAGTTCTTGGTCCATACTTTTTGTCTATGTGTTTTTTTAATCCGGGTGTAGAAATTTTACGACCTGTTGAAAACTCTAGCCAGTCTACAGCAGCTTGTAAAGATACTTCTTCATTAACTATCATATTTTCGACAGTTAATAAAGCTTCTAGTTCTTCTTCTATAGGTTTTAAATAGCCAGTTTTTTCATCAAACTCATAACCAAAAGGTATAGTTGAAGTAGTTCTTTTGATATAACCATCGGGTAACATATTCATACTTTACGATAACTTCTAGTTTTTTTAGCAATTTTTTTAGGTTGTTTAGAATGTTGTTTACCTTTAGCAGTATCTTCTCTTTTCTTTTTACTAGTAGCTGCATACTCAGCAGCTGTTAAAGACTTAATAGCTTTTTCTGGTAAATAGCGTTCTCCAGTCTCTGAAGACTTTTTACCAGACTTAGTTCGCCATTTTTGTTTTGTCCAAGCTCTAAGACTTCTTTGACTTTTTTTCAATGTCATTTTTTATCCTTATCACTATATAGATTATTAAATGTTTCATCTGGATTCATATAACTTTCATGTCCTTCTGCAGAATGTAACCATTGCGAAGGTATAAAGTCAGGAGGTCCTTCTCCAGTTGCCCAGAGAGCAGGATTAGTAACTCTAACTCTATTATTAGGTAAAGCTATTATGTTTCCTTTCCAAGGACAGTCCTCAGTAATATAGAGTACGTGAGACTGTTTATGTTGTGCTGGGTCATCAGCAATACTATTATCAGTATAATCAACAGTAAATAAATAACGTGAAGTATAAAACTCACTGCCGATTTTTGCTATCCATGGTGATGAACTAGTTCTATCTAAAGTAACAACAGAGTGCGTTCTAGATTCACAATCCCAAGGTTGTGCCAAGTGATTCTCCATTGGCTCTGCCCATTCATCCATAGGTATGTCAGCAACTAATGCTTGTATAGGCATCCTTGCCCACATAGCACCTCCATGTATATTGCCTTCTTTCCAATCATCTCTATCCATTTCATTACCAGTAAAAACTACCTGAAAACTCAAAGACCTATCAGGTATGGTATTTACTGCTATGGCAAGTGCATGTAAAAACTCGCCATGATATTTAAGATGATTATGGGTAAACTCCCTCCTTACCCAGCACGGAAAGTGTGGGATATTACTCATCAAGTATGACATTTACTTTCTAGTTTTTCCGCCTTTAGCGTAACCTTTTCTTTTTTTCATTCCGCCTTTAGCCATGCTTTTTCTTCCTTTAGCACCACCTCTAGCCATGCTTTTTCTTTTTTTCTTAGTATGTTGTGGCATTTTGCACTCCTATATTAATATTTAAAATTAAGCCTTTCGACCATGTTGTCTTCGGATAGCATCTTTTCCAGCTGCTGCAATTTGAGCCTGTTTATGCTTTCCTGAAACTTTAGCACGTTGTTCCAAAACTGTTAAAATTTGAATTTTACGAGCAAAAGGTTTGTTAATTCTTTTTACTTTAGCAACTGTTTTTCTAGCATCAGTTGGACTAGCGTATTTTATACTAACGGTATCTTTAGGATTTTCGTCAGTATATAATCTTCTACCACTACCTTTTGGTTTTTTTCCTGTACCTACTTTTGGATTTCTATTTGTCATGCTTGTAAAAAATATATAACTGTTACAGCTAAAGTAGCTGGAATAATTGCGAGACAAGAAGGTAAAAATACTATGTAGAATAAAGGTCTACGTAACATTATAGTATTAATATCTTCTTTAACTTTTGTATCCGCCACCTTTTGCTTTGTATTGTTTAGCCAACATCTGTGCTTTTCTAGCACTCCATTGACCGGGTTTACCACCTTTGCTACCAGCTTTAATCTTGTTAAAAAGATTCTTACGCATAGTAGGCTTAGTGTAATTACCAGCTTTGTTAACTGTAGATTTACCACCACTGTTTTTAGTTACTCGTTTTGTTGTTTTCTTTTTCATTACCATAATTAATTACCTGATTCCCATTCTTGTAAAGCTTTCCAATATTCTTTAGTTTTTTTCCATATGTACTTATAAATAATTTTCATCCCATCTGGATTAGAATTTTCAGCTACCAGAATTAATATACAAAAACAAATTATTGATATAAGTATAAAGTTTATCATTAGTTAAATCCATTTAATAATAATTACTAAAATACTTTATTTTTTACCAAATATTTTCTCGTAATTATTTTCGTATTGTTCTTTAGAAATAGTCATAGGTCTTCTGCGAGAACCTTTACCAATTCTGCCTTTATTTTTTTTGTTAGTCATTAAGACCGGTTTTTGGTCACTTCCTAGTTGTGGCATATTTATTAACAATACTGTATATTAAAATTAAAATTGCTAGGGAACTAATAAATCCAAAAGTAAAGCCCATAAGAAATGCAGCGGTATATATAATTAATTCCATAATAAGTTGAGCAGTTTCACTTCTTACTCAGGAAATTTATTTAAGCAGCAATTTTGCCAGTTATGCCACGATAAGTAACAGTGTCACTTTTCTTAGCTTTCTTGACTTGCTTCTTAAGGTCTTTCGTATTATACTTAATACCTCTATAGCAATACATATCAATCTCCAGTTTGCAATTAAATTCGATGTATTCACATACATCACCCATTGCGTTCCTTCGATAGCTGTCGGTCTCTGTTCCCATTACTGGTACTTAGCTTACCCCTTGTTACAGGGAGGTTTTCCTACCTAATCTACTTCCGGCTCTTTTTGAGCTGAACGAAATTCTTCTTTTATACCGGCTTGTTTACCAACTAAATAGCCTATAACAAATGGTATTACTAAAATAAATATTCCTATTAGTTCCATATTATTGATTATGACAGTTTAGCTGTTGTTGTTTTATTAATTCTTTCAATTCTGCTGCAGTTAGTAACTGTGGTTGATTTTGTAGTGGTTGAGCCATGTTTCACCATTTTACTTTGTGTGACCAGTATCGAGCACTCATTTTACTAGGACTAGAATCTTGAGCATTGTGTCGAGCATAATAACTTCTCTTTCTAGCTTTATCTCTAGCAGTCTTTGGATTCTTTCCAGCACCACGTACACCTTGTTGACCAAAACGAATTAATTTTAATTGATGTCCATCTTGAGCTAAAACCATATGTGATTTAGTTTTATGGTTTGGAGTACGTTTAGGTTTATTAACTCCTTTTAAGTTATACTTTTTTAATAATCTTTTTTTTCTATCTTCGTGTGCCATTACTGATTATGTTGTCTATGTTTAGTTTTAGCTTCCCAGTTTTCTATTGCTTTTTTAATACTTTCTTCAGCTAACACGCTACAGTGTAATTTAATAGCTGGTAGTTCTAAAGCAGTCGCAATATCTTTATCTTTAATTTGTTTAGCTTCAGCTACAGTCTTACCTTTTAACATATCAACAAACATAGTGCTAGAAGCTATAGCTGAACCACAACCATAAGTTTTAAACTTAACATCTTCTATTATATCATTGTTAAGTTTTAATTGCAACTTCATTACATCACCACAAGCAGGTGCACCAGTTAATCCAGTAGCAACATTAGGGTCATTAGGATTAAATCTACCAACCGCATGTTTTGCCGGATTTTTTAAAACACTCTCAAATCTATCAACTACCTTTTGTGAATATGCCATATTAATGTAATACTCTATTACTTAGTTGTTCATTTAAATAAGACATTAAATCATTTTTAACAAAGATTTCTTTAAACTCGCCTAGTAGTTTTAAATTATTACACTCGGCAGCAGCTTCAGCTTCTTCCCAGTTTTCTGCAACAATATTCGGTCCAGCAAAGGTTTTGCCATCTTTAGTCATCTCGGTTAGAAATATCTTCATAGTCATTACTCTCTATTATTACTTCGTCTTTGGCAGGTAAAACAAAAATTCCGCCTTGAACATTATGGTCTACTTGTAGTCGTTCTGTTTTACTTACTCCCACTCGGTCTAAGATTGTTTGAGCAGCAGCTAACTTTTGACTAGCTTGGGGTACAGGTCTATCCGATTCAACCATTTGAATAAGCTTAAACGCTGCTTTAGGTGCAGAACGAGCAAGTACGTCTGAGGCTAAATCTACTATTTCTTCTTTTAATGATTTTATTACTTGATAGTGATTGCCTGAGTATCCAGCCAACTCTGCAGACTTTTTAAAATCGCCTTCAGTGGCAATAATATTATCTAAGAAAGCTTGTTGTTTTGTAGTTAAATTACGCTTCTTAGTTTCTGTTAAGTAAGACATACTTATATATTATAGTAATACTTTTCAACTTTGTCAAGCTTTATAAAATATTTTTAATATTAAACAAAAATAACCTTGACAAATGAGAAAAAATAGTGTACAATATACTTGTATGCCACCCCGGTGAATACCTATATAACTACCCTATATAAATTATAAAACCCTGCATAACCATGTGGGGTTTTGTACTTTATAAGACCGGAAAAAATAACAAAGTACTCAGTATAAAACTTTATAAACTTTGCAAGGTTGGGGGTCAACTGGTTAATACTTTAAAACCTTGTAAAATGTATGAGATTTATATATATATATGGGGT